AAGAATGCTATAAAAACCATGTTAAAAGGCGATGATTATATGTTGGAAGAAGTTTCTGAGTATATACGGTTTAATGCCCCTCACATAATGGAAAGAATAAAAGAGAAACTGAAATATGAATGATAAAAGACAACTGCTTTGCACGTTTTCTTCTACATCATCGTTTCAAAAAACAATAGAAGAGATAAAGAAATTTTATTCTGTCAATAACAATAAGTTTTTTGTATTCATTAATACGATTAATCCAAAGGAAGTATTTATCACATATAATATATTATGTGATGTGAGAGAATTTCCAAAATTTCAAAATACAATATCCATTCATAGAAAAAAGCAAACGAACACGCTTTATACTTTAAATGCTATGAATCAAATTATTAGAGATGAAAACGGCGGCTTGTTTGACAAAAAGTTTTCTGTCAATTGGATAATGTATAAAGACTCTCTAATCATCACTGGTACACCTTCAATTCGTGTCATCCCAATTAAAATTTTAGAAATAGTGAATTAATAATTCATTTTTATTCATTTGATGTATATGTATTCTGCGTAAATACACGTCATATGAAGCCAAAAAAATTAAAAGATAGAAGAGTCATCAATATTCAAAAATCGGATTACGATGCAATAAAAGAACATTGTGATAAAAACGCATTAGATTTGCCTAAGTGGATGGTTAAAAATTCATTAGAAAAAATCCACAAATTACCTCGTTCGGAAAAAACTCAAAAGATTTTGGATAAATTGAAATTTATCGTTTCGTATTACAATTTCAATAGACAAGTTGGACATACGTTTAGAATGTTGAATGGTGTACTATCTGATTCATATAAATATACATCTCCTATGGAAGACGGAGTTCAAAAAACGGACAAACCAAACAAATGTCTGATTCTAGCTCATAATACAACGTCAGCTGAATATATCAACGACTTGATTAAAAAATGTGGGAATACTACGAAGGATAATGTACGTGCAATATCGTTTACTGAAAATTCTTTAAGAGGTCATAGTTCACAGATATTAATTGACAATGCTTTATTGTTTGTATTATTTTCAGATTGTATAAATGCTATTGAAAATGATGCCTAAAAAATTAACAACTGAAGAATTTATTGATAAATCCCGTAAAATTTACGGCAATAAATATGATTACTCTAAAGTTGTTTATATTAGCAGCCGAAATAAAATTGAAATTATTTGCCCAATACATGGTTCATTTTATCAAACTCCAAACAATCATCTTCGTAATAGAGGTTGTTTTAAATGTAGTAAAATAAAAAAACTCACCCAACAAGAATTTATTGACAGAGCTAAAATAGTTCACAATGGATTTTATAATTATTCAAAAGTCAATTATATAAATCACAAAAATAAAGTCATAATTATTTGTCCCGTACATGGTGATTTTTTACAAAATACAAATCATCATTTAAGAGGTAATGGCTGTAATAAATGTTCGAGTTATATATCGAAGCCTGAAATAGAATTTTTAAATTATTTGAAAATTCCAGACACAGTCGAGAGTAGACAGGTTAAGATATTAGGACGGAATATAGATGGTTTTAATAAAAACACAAATACAGTTTATGAATTTTTGGGTGATTATTATCATGGCAATCCGTCAGTATATAAATGCCATGATTACAATCCTACGTGCAATAAAACTTTTGGAGAATTGTACAAAAATACAATAAAAAAATTGACTATTTTAAAGAAACATTATACTGTAAAATATATTTGGGAATCGGATTGGAAACGATTTAAATCTGGCATAGACACAATACCGAATATAGTGGAATTTTAAAAAAAATATTTCATTTTTTATAGGTTGATTTTTGATTGTTTTACCTGTAAGGTTCATACTTATTAGTAACAGGACAAGATTTAACATTGTAGTTAATGATTGACTTAAAACTAATTAAAAATTAAAGAAAGATTAAAAATTATGGCACTTAACATGGATAGAGTTCGTACTAAATTGGCTTCGTTTGACAAGAACAAAAAAGGCGGAAAGAAAGCTCCCACAGAAGCACAAGCAAAAATCAAACAATATATTTGGAAACCTGAACCAGGTAAACAGGTAATTCGTATTGTTCCTCATCAATATTCTCCAGATTTTCCATTTATTGAGTTGAAATGGCACTACGATTTCAACGGAGATAAGATTAGTTATCTAAGTCCGGCAAGTAAAAATAAGCCAGACCCAATCGTTGAATTGGCAAATCGACTTGAAAAGGTCAAAGAAACTTGGCTTAAAGGACGTAAGATGCAACCAAAACTTCGTACTTATGTTCCGATTATCGTTCGTGGTAAGGAAGAAGAGGGTGTTAAGTTTTGGGGATTTGGTGTTCAAGTTTATGAACAACTTATTGCCGCTCTCGATGAACCAGAATATGGCGATATTACGGATTTGGTAAACGGTCATGATATTCAGGTTGATTTTACTACAGCTGAAGATGCCAAGAAAGATTATCCTGAAACTAAGATTCTTATCAAGCCAAAAACCCGTCCTGTGGTTGACCCAGAACATCCAAAAGTTAGGGAAATTTTGGAACTCATTACACAGAAACAGCCTGACATTTTTGATATCTACACTGTAGCTACATATGATGATTTGGTCGCTGCTCTTGAAATCAAGATGGAAAACGAACGTAACGGTATTGTTGCTGGTTCTGCTCCAAGAGGCGCAGAAAGAACGGCATCACCAGCGCCATCGGTCACTACCCAACGTCAAGCGCCTGTCGAAGACGATGATGATAATGTTGTTCTTCCTACTGATGCTGAGGTTGAAGCTGCCACTACTCCCGTAGCCGTTGCTACCGTCGTTCCGGCAACGTCTCCAACTCTTCAGAAGGCAAAGAAAGCTGCTTCTGTTGCAGATTTTGAAGCTGCTTTCAAAAACATCTTCCCTGAAAAGAAGTAAGTTGAATAAATAAAAAATTACAAAATGGTGGTGGGATTATAAGTCTCATCACCATTCTTTTTAATATAAAAAATTGACATAATTACTATGTCAGTTAAACTTAAACAATAATATATGGCAAAAGGAAAATCTACACACGTCGAAGGTGAAGTTACTAAAGTTCAAAAAATTGAACGTAGTGAACTGGCTGAATTGGTTCATAAAGCATTAAATAAAGCTTCTTCGGATGGTAGTAAAGTTGCTTATTTTTTGGATGAAGAAGAAGACCCGTCTATGGTTACGGATTGGATTTCAACAGGGTCAACTCTTTTGGATTTGGCAATTTCAAATCGAAAAAATGGTGGACTGCCTGTTGGTAGAATTGTTGAACTAAGTTCACAAGAAGCCGCTGGCAAGAGTTTGATTTGTGCGCATATCTTAGCCGAAACCCAGAAAATGGGAGGTTATGGTGTACTTATCGATACTGAAAATGCTGCTGCTCCACAATTCTGGGAATCTATTGGTTTGAATATTAAAGATTTGGGTTACATTCCTCTTTACACGGTCGAATCAATTTTCGCTAAAATTGAAGAAGTAATTGGCATCGTAAGAAAACATGACAAGAAACAATTGGTAACAATCGTTGTTGATTCTCTTTCACAAGCTTCAAGTGAAGTTGAAATGGAGTCTGAACATGGTAAGGATGGTTACAACACATCTAAGTCTATTATTATCAGTAAGGCTTGTCGTAAGATTACAGGATTGATTGGACAACAGAGAATTCTTGTTGTTTTCGTAAATCAACTTCGTATGAATTTGGCTGCTGTTGGTCATCAAGACAAATGGATTGTTCCTGGTGGTAAGGCCATGGCATTTGCCGCTTCTGTAAGACTTCGTTTGAGCAACATGGGTAAGTTGAAAGGAGCAGGCCAAAAGATTATTGGTAATAAATGTAAAGTTGTTGTTACAAAGAATCGTATGGGGCCGCCACATAGAACAGGAATGTTTGAAATTCACTATGATAGTGGTATTCAAGACTTGACCAGTTGGTTAGAATTTTTGAAAGACAATGGTTTTGCTAGAAAAGATGGTGATAAATATTCCATTAAACTTCCAAATGAAACTATCAAACTTTCTACACGGGAATTTCTTGATAAGATTCATGCTGAACAACCTTTTAAAGATGCGATTTATGATGTGATTGCCACCGATTATATTATGAAATACAGACCCGCCAATAGTGAAATTATTGAAGGATTGGAATCAGAAGAAGCCACTGTTGAGGACGAATAATATGGGCGCACTTATCAATCTTAAAAATAAACGATTTGGTAGATTGAAAGTTATTTCAAGATTGAAGAATGATGGGCATAATCAACCTGTATGGCGATGTAAGTGTGATTGTGGCAATATTACAGATGTAATTTGTAGGTCATTAGTTCATAATCGTACAAAAAGTTGTGGATGTTTACATCGTGATAGAGTTAGAAAGAAACCATATTATCATTTATTTGCAAGTATTAAATACATTTCAAGACGTTCAAAGAAACAATGTAAATTGACATTTGATGAATTTTTACAATTCTTAAAAATAAAACGATGTCATTATTGTGAAAATGACATAAGATGGGAAAAGTATAGTTATAAAACAAATGCGCCATATAATTTAGATAGGAAAGATAATACACTTGGATATACAAAAGAAAATTGTGTAGTTTGTTGTCCGATGTGTAATCAAATGAAACGAAATATAGATTATAAAATATTCTATAAATTTACAAAACCAATAAGGAGATATAAATATGAGAGTAGTGTTTAGTTTAAGAAAATCAGAACCAAATAGTTGTCGTCCAACCAAGGAACTTGTTAAGGAAATTGAATTAAAAGAAGATTTTTTTCCAGCCACTATCGATAATTCTATTCAGTATAATGAAAAATCTTATGACCTTAATAACGTATCGGTCATTTTAAGTGATGATGGCCAATTGACACGAAAATATATATTCGTTGAATATGATGTTTAATGCGTATGAGTGATGTATTTTCAATTTGGGAAAATTTGAAGGCAGAAAAGAAGGCTGCCCAAGAAAATGGAATTAATGCCGTCACCAAAAAAGAGGTATTAATAATTGATGGATTTAATACGTATTTGCGTGCATTTTGTGCTATCCCGACGCTCAATCAAGACGGACTTCATACAGGAGGAATATCTGGATTTCTAAAGAGTGTTGGATACGCAATAAAACAATATCAACCTGATAGATGTGTTATTGTTTTTGACGGTCATGGAGGGTCATTCAAACGGAGAAAAATTTATCCAGAGTATAAAGCTCATCGACGGACAAAGATTCGATTGAATAGAATTTATGAAGAGAATCTTACAGATGAAGATATCTCGATGCAGAAACAACTTCAAAGATTGGTAGCCTATCTTCAAAGTTTGCCTGTAAATATGTTGGCTCTTGAAAATGTAGAAGCCGACGATACTATCGCCCACCTTGCTTTGGACACTTTCAAAGACTGGAACTCAACCATAATGTCGGCCGACAAGGACTTTTTACAAATCGTAAATGACCATGTAAAGGTCTGGAGTCCGACAAAGAAAAGATTGTATGGGCCACAAGACGTTTTAAATGAATATGGAGTTAGTTCCAAAAATTTCGTGTATTATAGAACTCTTGACGGTGATGTGTCAGATAACGTGCCTGGCATTCGTGGTTGCGGTTTAAAGACCATTATTAAGGCGTTCCCTATGTTGACTGGTGAAAGGATAGAATTGCCTGTATTGAAGGAACACGCAATCCAAAACAGCGGTAAATTGAAGATTTACGATACGATTGTTGAAAATTGGAACGATGTGGAGAGAAACTACGCATTGATGCAGTTAACTGATACTGCGTTAACTACTATGGCCCAATTACATGTCAAAGAAGTTATAGAACAACCTATTCCAAAACTTAACCGATTTGAGTTGATGAAACAGATGTCTTCTGATAATCTGACCAATACCATTTACAATCTACCAAACTGGATGAATGAGTGTTTTAGTAAACTAAACAACTTTGTAAGGGATTAATATGAAAAAAACATTAACAAGAAAAAAGTTTAATCAAATAATAAAGGAATCTAACGCAGAAGCGGTTTTAGGTGCATCTAAGGAAGATTTGGACGAATTGTATTATGCGTTTGATAATCTTACGAGATTGTTAAGTGAAATGTATGAAACCCCGTCTATTAAAATTTCAAATAAATGAGTAAAGAATTAAAATTTAGAATTTGTTATACCGCTCAAAATGGTGATAAAAATATCATTTATTCTGATGATAGATTTTTGATTGGATTAAATGGCGAAATATATGAAAATTATGGCAAAGATTGGAAATCTCCAGCATGGGAATCCCCATTCGATTGTTCAGAACCGCCTATAATTCAACAGTACACTACCGCACATGATAAAAATGGAAAAGAAATATACGAGGGTGACATTTTAAACTATAGAGGAAGAATAGGTATCGTTGAATTTTTTGCGTCAATGTATGTCTGTTGTTGGGACGACGAAACAGACGATGAATTGGCTTATATGATGATTGGTGATATGGAAGTGATTGGGAATATTTTTGAAACTCCACATCTTAAAGAAATGAATTTTTGATATGAAGCCACTACCAAAAAAGAGAAAAGTAAAAAATAAACCATTTGTTACGAATGGATGGTTAAAGTTGTGGTTAAAAATAATTGATAAAGAAATGGATAATTTTCATGTCGAGGACTTCACAAAAAAAGATTGATGCGGATAAAAAGGGAGAGAAACGGATGGAGAAGTTTGAAGGACGACAAAAAGTAGAAAACGTTCCAATTATAAAACCTGTCATATCTAAAATTGATGATGATTATGAAGAGTATTATGTTACCGCATATCAAAAAATTGAACCGGGCGACTGGCAAAGAGTCGAGTTGACTTATAAAAGAAAAAGACGTTGAAAATTTCTCTTCAACGCCTTTTCTGATTTTCAATGATTATCCTACCCAATTTTTTGGTGGTGTACAATATGAGTTAGTAAAACTTTGAGGCAAGTTTATTTGAAGTTCATTTGTAATCGGAACTCCCATGGCAATTAACGCTTCTCTACTTGCGTAGTAAATATCAAACGATTGGGCCATATATCCCCGAATAAATTCTACATTACGAACCTTGCTATGTTCTTTACGACCAAATTCTGTACCCATATTAAACTCAGGTCTTTTACTATACTCTAGTTGTGAAAAATCTAAACATTCATCTGATGCCGGAGTTGATATGGTTGAACAATTTGATGTAAATCTTCTTTCTTTACCACTGTAACCTAACGTGGCAGATTGTCCACCAATAAGTCCGCCGCCCTTTGTACAGTTTGAAGCGTACATTGTCATATCCATATTTTGTGATATAAGATTATTTGGCTGATAGTTTACGTTTGACATATAATTTGTTTGTAAGTTACCAGCATAACTACAACTTACAGCAAAAGAAGAATTCCAAGTTGAATATGTAACTACTGGGTCTTTTTCATAAAAGAGCCTTACGCCAATCACACCACAATTTTTTTCTGAACCGTCTTCTTTGGATTGGGCGTAAGTGTTTCCATTGAATTTATATCCGAATTTGAATAATGCCCATTCATCATCTGATACTCTGAATCCTTTGATTTTTTCTGCTGAATACGCACCTATGATATATCCTGTGTCGTTCTCACTGGCTGTTTTTCCTGTTAAGACATTTAATCCATCCACAGAACCTACCATAAGAACTCGTTTCCAGTGGTTGTTTTTTATTTCTATGACGTATTCCGAGCTTTGTTTGGCTTCGATGAATATTTTTCCTTGGTGGGAATATTGTTTGCAACGGGAACCGTTGACTGTTATGTTAAGGTCAAAACTCATATCTTATCTTTCTTTTAGTTGTTATTGTTGTACTAAACTTAAGTGGGCCTACACCCAATTTCGTAAGCTTATACATAGGTGTGAAAACTATTTTCATCTAAAAAAAATAAATTATAATTTAGTAAACCTGATATAAAAAGTTTACTATTGAGGTACTTGGTGTAGTGTACCAACATAATAAAAAATATATGGAAGACATAGACAATCTAAAAAAATTCGGCAGTGAGTTTCAATCAAAATGTATTGCATCATTGGTAACAGACCAATTTTTCGTTGAACGTATTTTTGACATTCTTACTCCTGATTACTTCGAAACCGACGCAAATAAGTGGATTGTTCAATCCACAATGGACTATTTTTTAAAATATAAATCCATTCCAACTCTTCAAGTCTTCGCAGTAGAAGCTGAAAAGGTAAGAAGTGACGTATTGAAAGTTTCAATCGTAGAACAAATCAAAAATGTTTATAAGAACCAAGTTGACGCAATTGATTTGCCTTTTGTAAAAGAACAATTTTTGGAATTTTGTAAAAACCAAAAAATGAAGAATGCAATTATTTCTTCTGCTGATTATTTAAAACTTGGTGAATTTGATAAAATTAGAACCGTTGTTGATAATGCTTTGAAGGCAGGCATGGAACGAAACTTAGGACATGAATACTTGATTGATATTGAGAAACGTATGTCTGAAATGTGTCGTGACACAATTAAAACCAATTGGGGGCCTATTGATATTCTCTTGGATGGTGGTTTGGCAAAAGGTGAACTTGGATTCGTTGTGGCGCCAGCAGGTTCCGGCAAATCTTGGATTTTAACACGTCTCGGCGCAGAGGCCATGAGAATGGGAAAAAATGTCCTTCATGTTACATTGGAACTCAATGAAAACTATGTTGGTCTTCGTTATGATAGTTGTTTTACAGGTATTAATTTTCAAGATATTAGAAAAAATATCGAAGCAGTAAAACAAAAAATTGATGATATTGAAGGAAAGTTATTTATTAAATATTTTCCAATTAAAACAATTGCTTCGCACACAATTAAAACGCATGTGGAACGTATTCAAATGTTGACAGGCAACAAGATTGACATGGTCGTTGTTGATTATGCCGACTTGTTAAGACCCGCTGTAGCAGAACGAAATTCTAATTCTTATAGTGAAGCCGGTTCTGTATATGAAGAACTTAGAGCTGTCGCAGGAGAATTACAAATTCCTATTTGGTCAGCTTCACAAGCAAATCGTGGCGCACACGAAGAAGAAGTTATTCAGGCTCATAATGTTGCAGATTCTTATCGTAAGATTATGACTGGAGATTTTGTAATAAGTTTGTCAAGACGTGAAGAAGATAAACAATGTGGAACTGCTCGTATTCACGTTATTAAGAATCGTTTCGGCGCAGATGGTATGACGTGGCCTGCTTATTTTGATGCTGGAAATGGTTCTATCAAAATTCTCGACCCTGCCACTCCTGAAGGTAGAGATTGTCAGGAAAGAATGAAAGCCGGAGAAGAGAGATTACAGGACGTCGTTAGGGATAATTGGAATGCCGTTAAGAGAAATCGTAAGGTCGACCAAGATAACGATTAATCATTAGGTACTTTAGAAAAAAATCAAAAGTTAAAAAATAGTGTTATAAACGAAAAAAATAGTTTGGTGTGAGTGGATTTTTGACACTCGCACCAACTAATTATTCTTCACAGAAAAATAGAAAAATTTAGGATATATGAGTAAAGATGAAATTGCAAATAAAAAAGAGGACTTCAATAAGATTACAACCAGACACGAAGATGTAAAAAAGCAAACTACGGAAGAATATTTTAATGGAAATCAATTTTCCATTGATGCATTTAATAAAAAATACACAGCTGAAGATGGGGAAACATACGTTCAAGCATTAAAACGTGTGTGTGATTATATTGCATCTGTAGAAAGGACGCCAGAACTTCAAAAATATTGGAGCGAACGTTGGTTTGATGAAATTTATAACGATTGGTGGCATCCTGCCGGTTCTATTATGCAGGGAGCAGGAACACATAGAAAAATTTCTTTGGCAAATTGTACAACCATTTCATTGGGCGCTCTTCGTGAAAATGAAGAATGGGATAATTTGGAATCAATCATGAAGAATACGGCATATACGGTTGCAAAATGTGCCGCATATCGTCAGGGATTGGGCGTGGATTTTAGTCGTCTTCGTCCTTGTGGAACAAAAGTTTTAAATAGCGCCAATCAATCAACCGGCGCCGTCCATTGGATGAAACACATTGATGGCATTGGTTATTCTGTTGGTCAAAAAGGCCGTATTCCGGCCATGCTATTTTCTTTGAGTATTAATCATCCTGACGTGGAAGAGTTTATTACAGTCAAGAGTGATTATACAAAAATTCAAAATGCTAATATCTCTGTTCAGTTGACTGATAAATTTTATAAGTATGTTGAAGATGATAAAGATTGGGAACTTTCTTTTGAAGTTCCTGGTATCAAAAAAGGTGACAAAATATATTTGGATGTTCATAGCATTGATGCCGATACATTAAAAGATTCAAATGGTAAATATTATAAGATTGCTACTCACGATAAGAAGAAAGAAGTTTTTTCTAAAACTGTGAAGGCTCGTAAGTTGATGGAATTGATTGCAAAGAACATGCATCAAAATGCGGAACCCGGAGTTCAAAATATTGATGTGGCCAGAAAGTATTCAAATTCTGATTATGTCTATGACCCAAAGGACGAATATGATTCTCGTATTCTTTCGACTAATGCTTGTTCGGAACAATATTTGAGTCGTGAATCTCTATGTGTTTTAGGTTCTTTGAATGTTGGGAAATTTTCTACAGACCCAAAAATATATGTAAACGAATTGGAACGAGTAGGCATTTCGATGAACAGATTTTTGGATAACGTAAATGAATGTGAATTGGTATATCAGACGTATGCTACCCCACATCAGAAGATGGCCATTGAAAAACTTCGTAGAACAGGAGCAGGAGTAACTAACATTGTTGGTTGGTTGTTTAAACAAAACTTAGCTTATGCTACTCCAGATGCTAATGTGGCATTTGAAGAGTTCATGAGATTGTTTAATTATTGGATGTATTACAGCTCTGAAATGAATGGTCAAGAAAAAGGTAATTTCGGGTTGTTCAATAAAGAAAAATGGAATTCTGCTCCTTTTGTTAAGAGAGTTGTGGAAGACTCTGTGGCTTTGAGTAAAGTGTATGAAGTTCCCATAATGACCGGCGAATCTGCTAGAAATGTCACAAATAGTTCAATCGCTCCCACAGGAACGTTAAGTTTAATGTTTCGTGATTTGGTTATGAGTTATGGAATTGAAGCCGCGTTTTTTATGTATTTTTGGAAAAGAACCAGAATGCACGGAAGTTACAAGTATTACTTTAACGTTCCTAAAGTTGTTCGTGAGGCATTTGAAAAGGCAGGGTTCCCAATTCCAATGAATTCTGATACTATTCGTGATGATTGGGATGGAAAACATGGCAAACCAATTGCAGAGTTTATTGATAAACACGTGGAAGAAGTTGGTATTAAGTTTAAAGCATCTACCGAAATCGACCCTATTGAAAAGTTGGAGTTTATGTCAAAAGTAATGAAATGGGTGGATTCATCTATTTCAACAACTTATTTGTTGCCAATAGGTTCAGACTGGAAATCAGTTTATAAGTTTATCGTAGCTTCTCATGAAAAGGAAGTAAAGTCGATTGCTGCTTTTCCTGATAAGAAAATGTATGGAATTATTTCAAATATTGCCTTTAAAGATTTGGCGTTTAAGTTAAAGGATGAAGGAATTGAATCACATCATCAAAACTTTTCCGATGAAGAGTTGAAGGAATTGAATGTGTCTCGTCAGAAGATTTCAAAGGCTAATCAAAATGCTGCTCCCGAAAGATTGCCTGTATTGGATGCAGATATTCATATCGTTACCGTTAAAGGTCAGAAGTTTTGTATTGCTGTTGGTATTCAAAACGGACAACCATATGAAATTTTTGGCGGACATCTGAATGGACTTGGATTGAAATCTAATTACAAAAAAGGTAAGATTCGTAAGGTTAAAAATAAACAGTATGCTTTGGAAATTGACGATATTACAATAGAAGATTTTAGTAAACAGTTTACGCCTACCGAACAAATCATGTTTCGTTTAGCTTCAACTAGTTTGAGACATGGCGTACCTATTCAGTTCATTGTTGACCAATTACAGAAGGCTACGGAAGATATTACTTCAATGGGTTCTGCCGCCGCAAGAGTTTTGAAAAAGTATATTCCTCAAGGTGAAGTTGCAAAGGGACAATCTTGTCCAAGTTGTGGAAACGGATTGGTTTATCTTGAAGGATGTGTATCTTGTACAACTTGTGGTTGGTCTAAATGTTCTTAATTGTAAGTTTTGATAAAACTTTTTAATTCTAGGTTATATTTTTTATATATATTATCAAGTATAACCTATTTTAAAACATTATGATAGACGGAACTATATTAAGCATCATTCCGCCGCTGGTAGCCGCAGTGTTAACATACATTGTTTCTAGTAAAAAAGCTAGAGCAGAAAATGCCAGAGTATTGGCAGATGTACAGAGTCAGGCCATTGAACAAGTTCGATTGGCCGAAGAGAAAATGCGTTCTGAAATATGGGAAGAACTAGATAAGGTTCGTCAGGAAAATGCTGACCTTCGTAAAGAATTAAGACAACAAGCCAGTGAATTGTCAGAAGTAAGAAAACAATTGGATTCTGCCAGCCAATTGAGAATTTCTCTAACTGAACAAGTTCATACTTTAGAGAGTTTGGTTGATACTTATAAAAATAGAATTGTTGAATTAGAAAAAACAAAAATATAATTGTGGGTTTACATTGTTATGAGTATGATGGAAAATATCAATAAACTGTTTGGTAATAGACAGAAAGCATTCGTGGTAGATGGTTGTAAATCTGATATGGAAATAATTAAATCTATGAATTTAGATATAGACCAATATACTGATTTTAAACAACTTCTATATAAACTTCGTACAAGTAAAACTCAAAAATATAAAGTAGGAATAATTCATCAAAACGGAACAAAATATCCTTCTCAAATGTTATCTAATTTTATAAAGCTCATCGACCCTTCTATACGGCTTATTATTTATAAAGACGGTTCTCAATTAAGAAAAGAAACTGAAACAATGGTTTGACATAACGATTGTTTTTTGTTATAATCGGAATATGGTAGAAGAAAAGTATTTTGATTCCAAACGAGTTACATTAAGACAAATGTCCAAACGTCTTGCGGAAGATATGATTGTAAAGAATCATTATTCTCATAAATGGTCGTTATGTCAAGTCGCTTATGGCATTTTTTACAAATCTGACGAAACTTCTGAATTCTTTACAAATGTTGATGAAAAATTGATTGGTTGTGTAATTTATGGTCAACCTGTAGGTAGGTCTGCTGCCGAATCTATCTCCAATTTGGTTAAAATTGATGAAGTGTTCGAGTTAACTAGATTGTTTATTTATGATGGATATGGGAAAAATATTGAAAGTTATTCGATAAGTGAATCTATGAGGATGGTAAAACTGGATTTTCCACATATAAAAGCTATAATATCTTATGCAGATGGAGAACAGAATCATAAAGGAACCATCTATCAAGCTGCCAATTTTTATTATCAAGGCAATTCATCGTTGGCCCTGATGCCTAACTTCTCCATATCTCTCAAGGGGCCACCATATGAATGGATTCATTCCAGAACGGTATCATCTTTATATGGTTCCCATAATGTAGAGATAATAAAGAAACAAATAAGACAGACTTTTTGGAGAAAGAAAGAATCGACTAAACATCGATATGTGTATCTCTTAGGAAGTAAGACCGAAAAGAAGAAAATCTTAAAGAATCTAAAACATAAGTTTTTACCATATCCCAATGGAAATACTTATAAAGACGAAATAGAAGAAATAGTAGTCAATAGACCAACAGAATTTAGCTTCTTTGGTTGAAATAACCATATTTATAGTATTATGAACGAAGTAAACAAATTTAGAAATATTGTCAGAGAATGTATCTCTGAAATCAAAAAGGAAACCGACCCAAGGGCCCGTTTGAAGGAGTCTCTTCGTGGGATGGTCAAAAACGTTCTTAATGAAATTTCCAATGTGACGAAGCCAGAACCTTCCAAAGAGGAAAAAGAAAAAGTTTCTAAAGGATTTGCCAAGGATGGCAATGAACGATTAGACAAGAACAATGAGAAACAACAGAAAGAACTTGAGACTATTGTTCATGGCATTGACCCAACATGGGAATCGTATTGGGATGACCACGGTCAATTGGTTGTTAGAGCTCAAAATTTGTTATACGTTCGTATTGTTCCTAAATTTGAAAATAATTTCGATATCGATGCAATGGTAAAGTTGGTTGATAGAGTTCGTGCGATAGCCCTTTCGTGGGAACAAGTTAAAGCATTTGTTAAGGCAAATTTTAGTGACCTTAAAAAGACCACAAAAGCGGATGACCTTAAAAAGAAAGCTTTAGACCATTACGACGAAAAAGGTGTAAATCCAAAATCGGCAGGTCCAGATAGTTCAGTTAAGAATCGTGGAGAAAAGAAAAATGGAGAAGATGCCAGTGTTAAAAACACCAAGACCAAGGACATGAACTACAATGAACCACAGGTTAAAAAAGACGAAGATATGCCAGACCAACCTATGAAACAGGTGACCGAGCCAGGCAAAGACCCAGAAGGCAAGAACAAGGATATCAAAAAGACTGATAAAGTTAAGCCACCAAAGCATAAAAATGATAAAGAATTAAGAATCTCTGATAAAAAGACTCCGAAGTTTATCAAAAAAACAAGTGGGTAAGTAACTCTTGACTTTTTATAGGGCGGTGATATACTCCCTATCGAATGACAAGTGACGAAATTAAAAAACAACTTTTTGATTGTAATACATTAAAACCCAACGATTTAATTATCGAGGAATTACAATGGAAATATCTTGTATGGGCCGTTTTAAGAGGTAAAAACATTCTTTTTATTGGCCCTACACGTTCTGGCAAGACAAAAGCGGCAAAATCTGTTGCGTCTGTATACGCATCCGATAGAAAATTTTTTACTTTCAATTTTGGCTCTACTCAAGATGCTAGAGCTACTTTAATCGGCAATACTACTTTTAAAAAAGACACCGGTACAGCTTTTCATCCTTCTGAATTTGTAAAGGCAATTAGTACGCCGAATTCAATTATTCTTCTTGACGAATTATCCCGAGGTCATCATGACGCATGGAATATTTTAATGCCTGTATTAGACAATACTCAAAAATATATTCGTCTTGATGAAACGGAAGAGTCGTCGGTAGTACCTGTGGCGGATGGAGTATCATTTATTGCCACGGCAAATGTAGGAAATGAATACACCGCAACGAGGGTGATGGATAAAGCTTTAACTTCACGGTTTCCTGTAATAATTGAGATGAAAACTCTCACCGCCAGACAGGAAGAATATCTATTAAATGTAATTCACCCTGATGCCACGGATGAACACAAAAAGGCATTTCATTTAATCACAAAAATTTCAGAAGATACTAAGAATAATTGCAAATCAGAAAATCCTAAAATTAGTACATTCTTAACGACTGATTCTGTTATAGAGATGTCTGGATTAATACTTGATGGATTTTCGTTGAATGATATTGCGGAGATGACTATCTATCCGTTATATAGCGAAGACAATGGTCAGGATTGTGAACGATTGTTTATAAAACAACTTGTTCAAAAATACATTGATTTAAATGCATCAAAAGTAAAGTCGCCCATCAATGACCCCGTCAGAAAAACAAAAGTAAGAGTTCCATTCAACTAAAATGAGTGAGATAGATAAACAACAAACGTATTCTGATTTTTGGTTAAATACTCCGGCATTAGACCAATATATGACCGATGAATCGGTTGGAGAAGGATTTTCCACGGATTTGATACAATTTGCTACCTATCGTAGAGTGGTTTCTAATTTTGTTATTATTTTGACGGGACTGGATATTCCAGTTCAGTTTAATTCAGATGAAAATTCAAAGTTAAGTTTTACTGACGGTAAAGCTATATACATTTCTGCTACCATAAAAAATAAGAAAGACTTCGATTGGACGGTTGGACTTGCTTTACACGAAGCATCGCATATTCTTCTTACAGATTTTGAAGTATTTCATTCTACGTTTTCTAAAATTCCTATTCCAGTCCCAATGACTTTAAAGAAAAAATCAAAGGACAAAAATGTGTCAGGAGAGCAACTTGCATACATTTGTAAATGGGTTTGGAATTTTATAGAGGATAGATATATAGATAATTATGTTTTTTCTGAAGCTCCTGGTTATAGAGGATATTATGAATCGTTATATCAGAAGTTTTGGAATAATGAAATACAATCTAAAGCGTTGCGGTCTTTTATCATGAGAGTTCCGAACATTTTATCATATGAGTTTAGAATTATAAATCTTACAAATGAAGCTACGGATTTGGATGCTTTACCTGGTCTTCGTGAAATTGCTGAGTTAATTGATATAGATAACATATATCGGTTAAATACCACGTTAAAGAGAATGAATTTGAGTTATGCCGTCGTAGAGTTAATAATGGATAATATCATAAAGCAAGCTGAACAAAAATCGGCATCGGATTCGACTATTCAAAAAATTCACGAAAAACTTTCTGAAAAAAATGGTACATCACAGAGTTCGCATGTAGATGATTTTAAAGATTATGAACCTGATGATGTGGGCGATACAAATGAGTTTTCATCCGATGAACTTAAAGAGTTAAGTGATGAATTTAACAAACAAAGAAATGTTCTTGACCATAAGTATGGAGAAATTAAAACTAGGGTAACAAAAGAAGAACAGACTATTCTTGATGCTATAGAAAACTCTGATATTTCTTTAGTCCCTTCTGGATATGGATTATCTGGAGATTATGAACGAGCATCGGTGGATGTTGTAGTTGTTAAAAAGTTATCAAAGAAGTTAATGGATGCAGGCAAACATATTTTTCCTTTAGTTTCACTAGATAAATTTATATCAAGAACTACAAATGCCCCAATAAGAGAATATGAAGATGCTGTTGTACGAGGGTTTTCATTAGGTAAGATGTTAGGAAAAAAACTTCAAATACGTGGAGAAGAAAACCACATTAAGTATATTAGAAAGTCGTCAGGTAAAATAGAAAGACGGTTACTGGCCGATGTCGGCGCAGGTTTAGAAGGCATTTTTAATAGAACAATAATTGAAAAATACAACAAACTTAGGCTTCATATATCGGTTGATGCTAGTGGTTCTATGCAGACTTATACTAAATGGTGTCCAACGATGACTTGTGTGGTAGCGATATGTGTTGCCGCATCGATGGTAGAAAATTTAGATGTATCAGTATCGTTTAGAAGTACAATATTTAGTAAATGTAATAATAGTGAATTGCCATATATTGTGTTGGCCTATGATTCGAAAGTCGATAAAATTTCAAAAATTAGGCATCTATTTCCTTATTTATGCGCAACAGGTTCGACCCCTGAAGGATTGACATTTGAGTCTATAGCAGAAGAATTTATCATAGGTAAAAAATCCAACGAACAAGACCATTATTTTTTAAATATATCTGATGGAGAACCTTGTTATGTTATAAATTCATTATCAAATCGATATCACACTGATTTAAATTATAGTGGAGAGACTGGAGCATTACATACAAAGATGCAAGTAGAAAAAATTAAAAGACGAGGTGTTAAGGTTTTAAGCTATTTTATAGACAGCAATGACGGTTATAGTGGATTGTCATCGTATAAAAATACACAGTTGACATATAGGGGAATGTTTGATAAGATGTATGGTAGTGACGCACAGTTTATTGATGTTCAGAACGTTATGGATATTGCTAGAACTATGAACAAGTTATTCTTAATGAAAGAATAATAAAAGTGGTTGACAAATGGGGGAATTTATAGTAACGTGTTCGATTGTAGATTCCAAATTTATAGGAACACAAGGAAAATAATTATGAATATTAGAAAAACACAACGTAAGAATAAGACGAAACAGATTGTTTCGTGGCCGTCGAATGACACCTATTTTACCATCACCGACTTGGTGGCAGCAAATAGTCATATGCTTACATCAGCAGAAAAGCCATCAGACATAACAATTCGAGTTCGACTGAGTAAAGCTATTGCTGAAGAAAATCTTGTCGCAGTTATTGGACAGAAACATTCTGGAAAAGGAAGACCTCAATTGGTATTTGCAATGAGACCAGTTAAAAAGTCTGTAGTAGAAAAAGCATCGTCAGAAGGAATTTCCACAATTGAAATGGCAAAAATTATGCCTGTCATGGAAATCACAAATCAATCTTCAAGTGTTACGCCCACAGTAACCCCCGTCAGTAATATTACAACTCCATCAACGGTAAACGTATAATTGTAACAGTCAATAATACCATACATATGCTTAAGAAAAAATCAAAGAAAATTAAAAAATCTATTTTAATTGATTTACATGTGTATGGTATTTTTGATACCAAGAAAAATAACATCGTAAAGATTAGTCTTGATAGGACTGATATCCAAATGGAAGTTGCTTTAATGGGAGGATTATCGGATGGACTTAGAGAATGTGACTTTGACATCACATTAAAAATGTGACTTTTTACCTTCAAATGTCATAAACAATTTAAAAGAGTTTTTTACTGTCATATCTTCTTGGTAGTAAAATATTGCCGATTCCTTTGAGACTTGGTTTAATGTGGCTTGAACTTTTTGATTCGACCCGTACACAATAGGCATTTTAAAATTGTTATCCCATAAAGAAAATAATACTGAATTTATTTTGAAGTTGTGATATGTCGTTACATTTTTATCGATGTAATGATATCGCAATGGCGCTTTTTGACGTTTCCCTTCGCCTGATATTTCGATTGTCTTTTCCGGCCCCTTCTCAAACCCTCCTTTCATACCAATTTCATAATAAAATACGGTGGAATTTGTTGGTAGTTTTGTGGATTTTATAATTGATAACGACCCTATTACCAGAGGCATGTCCATTTTTATATCAAATAAAGCATAATTCGATTCATTTAATTTAAAACAATGAAAATACCTTGGTGTTGTGGTTTTTATAACTATTTTACTGTTGACATTGATTAGTGTGACCATACAATATAAGTATATGTCTAATATTGCGAACATTTTCGATTTTGAACCAAGACCGGAAGAAGTTAAGAAAAAGGCCTTTGAAGTAAAACAAAAGGAAAATTATAATGGCGGAGAGTATCCAAATAACGATGCCTTCAAGGTTGGAACTGGTAAAGACGCCTTTGATGTTGATGATAATAAAAAGATAGTAATAGCGGATTTAAATTGGTTATCTAGTTTGTCTGTCGAAGAATTTACATTTCGTAAGAAATGGGAAGAGATGCAGTTGCTTACCAATTTTATTAAAGAATTTGCTAATCAAGCTAAAGCCACTATATGGAGTCCTACGGATATAAATGATGAAGAGTTGACCATTAAAGAAATTATTAATTTACAACCAAAGGCAATAGTTGTAAATAATGAATATTTGGAAAGATTGTGGACAACATTACGATATTATTGTAGTAGCGCTGAATATAATCAGGCTCCAGGAAGATTTATTAAGTTTCTAATGGTAGATGAAGTAACAAATAAGGTTTTAGGAATATGTTCTATTGCCAGTGATGTTATTTCTATATCCGATAGAGATAAGTTTATTGGCTGGACACCTGAAAATAAACTGAAAAACAAAATGTTAAAACATTCTGCTATTGGTACGACAATCGTTCCAACTCAACCATTTGGTAGTAACTTTCTTGGTGGAAAACTCGTAGCCGCGTTAGTAACCTCAGGAGTTGTAAGAAACGAATGGGAACATCCAGGAATAACTGCTGAAGCTAATCCTGGCAAGTTGGTTGGTATGACAACTACAAGTTTGTATGGTGGGTTTTCAATGTATAATAGTTTAAAGTGGTGGAAGCCTGTCGGTATGACCAAGGGTAAGATTGCTATAAAACCTTATGAAAAGGGATATTCTAACTGGCATGGTTGGTTAAAACAACACATGAAGGAGGAATATGACAAAGCTATGACACAGAAAGAAGGCGTGTCAGGCCCAGTCACAGGCGCAAAGAATAGGGTTTTGGCCATGATATTTAAGGCGTGTGGGATTAAACAGACAGATTATATGCATGGATTTGAACGTGGTGCGTATTATTCGTGTTTCTATGAAAATACCAGAGAATTTTTATGTAATAAAATTACTGAGGATAAATTAGTGATGAAGCCTCTATTTAAAGAGGATACCAAAGCCATCGTGGATTGGTGGAAACCAAAGGCAATTGAAAGATATAAAAAACTTAAAGCAGAAAATAGGTTGAATCCTAACAAACTGTTTTATAATGTGATGACTGAACAACATTATGAAGAATCTAAAACTCTCTTCTTTAATGCGGTCGGACATCAAAATAGTAAATAATATGGGACGTACATTCAGAAAAAACGATAGGTGGAAGAAAGACCGTAGAGACCAGAACTTCCGTAATAGTAAAAAATTTAAAGAAGTCAAGGATGGATACGTACATCCGAAGACACATTCGCCACAAACTGATGTGGAACCAATTGAAACCGATGATAATATTTAGTGTCATAGTATTTATATTAGTTACTTTATGGACAGTTTTTTCTGGTTGGTTGATTCACCAACATACAGATAAAATAGATGAATTGGAACAGGCGAATAAGAAACTTACTAACGATATAAATTCTTTACATAAGAATCAAGTTTTGATATCATCCTCATTTAAAGAATTACATCGAATTATAAGAAAGTATGATAAAAACGCCAAAATCCAATACCGAATCGACAACCGAAATCAAACGTAAAGGTAGGAAGAAAAAGGAAGAAGGTACGATAAAGGGAATTGGATTGTTTGACCATATAAAACACATTCGAACGGTTCAAGACCCTGACTATTTTAAAAATCTAACAGAATTGGATAAAAAGTCTTTTAATCATTTCATGATATTGAAGGCTTTAAGTATGAATCCTACAATACTCTCTGATATTTCAGATTTATTTAAATATTTTGATAAGATTCCATCCCCACAATTTTATCAACTTCTTATTGGATTAATTCAGCCAGACAGACATTTTTATCCTTGGGTAAAGGTAACTAAAAGTCCTGTTAACGAAACCATAATTGAATTGATTGCTAAATATTTCGAGATATCAAAATCAGAAGCAAAAGATTATGCTTTGTTACTTTTAAATAAAAAAAATGGAATAAAAGAGTTGGAAAATTTCTGTAGAAATTATGGATTGACGGATAAAGAGGTTGAGTCGGCTCTAAAAGATAATTATAATGAAGAATAACCCAATAGTAATAGGCGTCGGAGGATTTGCACGTAGTGGCAAAGATACCTTTGTTAAAGTGGCAAGAAAAATTCTTTCTGAAAATGGATACACTTCTGAAAAATTAGCATTTGCTGACGTATTAAAAATTGAAATAGGCCCATTTCTAAAACAATATTATGGTGTTGATGTGTGGACTGACGACTCTTCTGAAAAAAAGTTAATACGTCCTTTGTTAGTAGCCCATGGATGTCAAAAAAGAATTCAAACAAATGGAATTTATTGGGTAGACAAAGTAGAAGAACAGATACAAAGAATTGTTAGTGTTTGTGATGTTTCTAAACACGTAATATTTATCAGCGACTGTAGATTTCCAAATGAAGTTAGTTGGGTTCATGATTGGCAAAAATTAAGATGGAGTGGTTGGTTCGTTCATTTGAAGAAATATAGTGTCAATAGTGGAATTCAATACGATTCTTGTACTGGAAAAGAGACTGGATATAGAGAGTGGAAGCAATTTGATGAAGCGCCAAACGATGAAGAAGCTAAGAACGACCCAATATGTGAAAAAGAATCCGATTATAGGTTAGAACTTGAAAATGTGATAGAAAGAGAACAACGAGTAAACGGTATTAAAATTACTACCGACTCCTTGTTGGACAATACTTATCTCAATGAAGAGATTAAGTTATGTCTAACCAAGTGTCCTTTTTTGACTATCAAGTAAAGCATCGTTCGCCAGTATATTTGGTGGAGTGTAACACTCCTGAACAAAACAAAATATTCAGAGATACTATTGATAAATATCACAGTTATGTTAAGTATAAAGACTCGCCAACACGAAATATCAGATGGTTGGTGTATGAGACTGAAAGTGGAATTCATATCGGAGCAGTAGGTTTATCATCTGCTACCATAGGAGTTGGTGTTAGAGATGCGTTTATTGGATGGGATAATAACACTAAAATAAAAAATCTATGTCATTTGGCAAACAATTCGAGATTTTGTCTTGCCACACCTAATATAACAATTAAAAATGCTGCATCGTCAACATTAAAACAGTTAAGAATTGAAGGGTCAAAAAGATGGAAATCTAAGTATGGAGATGATTTGATTCTTTTAGAGACGTTTGTTCAACCTGAACGTAATGAAGATTATAAAGAACAAAAGTTGAGAAACGGAAGTTGTTACTTAGCCGACAATTGGATGATGATAGGCGAAACTCAAGGACATCATATTAGAAAAACTCCCATGAAGATGTGGGCGAAGGAAAAGGGCGAAAGAGGTAGATTGGCCAGGGAGAATCCAAAAGAGTGTTTAAAACAATATGCCGGTTACTTAGGGGGTCATACTGAATCTGGTTATAATGTAACTAAAGTGGCAAAGAAGTTAATGTTTGTCAAACCGTTGGTAAAAGACTGGAAAGAGAAATTATTACAATGAAAATTTTATTATTTGGAAGTAAAGGGTATATTGGTTCTGAGTTTATCAATCAACTAAGTCGAATTGGTGAAACTGTATATGTTGCGTCATCAAGAAAAGCTGACGGTAATTACTACAATTATAAAGAGTTAAAAGCTGTAATTGATTCGTTTGGTAAGTTAGATGCAATCGTAAATTGTTCAGCATATATTGGAATAAATTCCGTGGCTGACTGTGAAAAAAATAAAGACATAACAATTTTGGCAAATGTAATGTTTCCTACCATGCTTGGACAAATTTGTGAAGATAACAATATAATTTTGGGTCATATGTCATCCGCTTGTGTGTATAACGGATATACGTTTGGTGGTTACAAAGAAGATGATGTTGTAGGATTGAGTTTTAAAACTGATTGTAGTTTTTACACAGGTACAAAAGTCATGGCCGAAGAGGCTTTGTTAAATCTTGATAAAAAGTACGTTTGGAGGATACGTCTTCCATTTGACTGTTTTAATAATCCAAGAAACTACCTTACAAAACTAATGAAGTTCGATAGATTGATTGTTGCTGAAAATTCACTATCCAATCGAATAGAATCGGTGTCGGCATGTATTCGTTGTCTTTATGATGGAGTTCCTTTTGGGACTTACCATGTTACAAATCCTGGTGGAATAAGAACCGATGAAATTGCTGTAATGGTTCGAAAATACATTGATAAAGACAAAGACTTTCAATATTTTGAGTCATTGGAAACGTTAAACAAACTTACAAAAATACCACGGTCAAATACGGTGTTAAATTCTGAAAAATTGTCCAGTGTAGGAATTTATATGTCGTCTGTATACGACTCTGTAGAATCTTCTTTAAAAAATTGGATAGAATGATTATCTTACAATAGTTGCTAACAATTGATTGTTCAGATAAAAATTAATTCTATTATCATTAGCTTTTGATAATAATTGAGCTGCGAAGTTTTGTGACCTACCTGCAAACGAAATGTAATTTTGCTTGCATTGATTGAATCTTGTTTGCTTTGCTTCGGCTGGGTCACACGAACACATACGAGAAAGTATATCCATACATGATATAAGATTCTGCGATTCAGGACATAGTCCAACCAATCCATTCCCAACCAAGAAATGGTAACAGTCATTTGGAGAATTAAAATTCATTATAGTTTTAGTAGTATGGTAATTATTCCATAAGTTATTAACGATAATACTGTTATTGTTGGAATAAGTAATATAATATCAATACCCAAGAATAATAAAACAAATGATATAAATGAAGACAACCATACAGATAAACATAATGGACATGATAACAAATTTACAATAAAATTGTTATATTTAATTTTTAAAAACGTTGGATAATTTATACCAAGATTCGTTTCCTCTGTCCTCATTCTATAGAACTCATCTATCATTAGAAGTTTTGACAGTCCAAACAAAGTTCCCC